AACGCTTCAGGTGCAAAATTATCGTTTGCGTTTGTAGTTTTTCTTGCGTTAACCGAGCTTGCGCCGGACAACTCCACTTACCTATTGACTACCTGTCGATCCTATTTCGGCCCCATCATAAGCACACTCGGTAAATGTGTTTATGGTGGAGCCGCCGGGTACCGCCCCCGGGTCCAGTCTAGCGTTGAGTTTGCTTCAACATTGTAGTATATTTATACTATAGTTTTAATGATTTGTCAACCATTTTCTGCATTTAATTTACTTTGCTCATACTTCATCATTAGAGCATAGAGGTCGTCTGTCTTTTTAAGAATGCCGTTTGGTTGAACAACAAAGACATCTCCAGGTTTATAAAGATGATTGCCTTTATAGGTTCCGTCTTTTCTTAGACCCATTACTTCGCCTGGCCAATCACCTTTGACAGTAAAATCATCACCGAACTGTTCTATATTATAGTCTAGCCACATCATAATAATGTCTCCTTAATCTGTTGCAAGTATTTACTAGATGAATAAGTAGTTGTATGATATTTTGGATAGGATTTACAGTAATGGTTCTTAACGAGGGTTTTGTTATAATGCGACATGTCCATCCTTGGTTTGCAAAGAAAAGAGATCACCTTATTGCTACATTTGGTAATAAGTGGAAAAGGTTTCATGCAACATTAGACTATATTTGGATAGGTGGGGTTGGATTAGGTATAATTTTAGACTTATCTAATTGGAAACTTTACGCTTCTGCACTTGCAATCTTTTGGGGGTTTGTTGCTGTAACAGTTTACTTACCGTTACTAATCAAAAAATTAAAAAAATAGTATTTTAGCATTTCCTGCTATGATCATACAGCATGTAACAATGTGTAGTATGATCCAAAAAGTACGAAAAGCCAGTGCCTTCCTAACATCACTTTGAGTAATAGGAAGAAACTCTGGCTTATCGTTGTCATCAATGCCAATAGGCATGCCAACAGTTCTGGCCCATAATTTTAACCATCGCCGTTGACCACTCATTACATTGAGTTCTTCTTTTCTTGAATTTCTGCTCTACGTGATTTAGTTAATTTTCCTAAGTCACCTAATGCTTTTCTTGCTCTTGCCGCGGCAGCTTTTACATTTTTGTCTTCAAATGTTTCTGCTTCTGCAAGGTAGTTGTTGTACGCTTGTACTATTTCGTCGTGTATTGTCATATTGTTCTCCTATTTAATTTATATTATATGATAAAAGTTTAGCAAAGTCAACCTTTTAATCGCCTACAAAGACATCGGAACTGCCAGTTGCAGGTTCTCCGCAAATGGCTGCTTTGTCCCCAGCATTACAAACAGCAATACCGCCAATAAAGACTGCATTAGATCCTGCAATGATAGTTTGCGGTATGTGCGGAAATATTCCATGACCTGCAACACCATCTCCGTCTACAATAACTTCCTCGTTATTTGCAAATACAGTAGACTGAGAAGGAATTAAATCTCCTCCTGCTGAGTCATTATCTCTAGCAATACCTGGCATTAGTTTATAGTAAGTCCTGTAGTAGTAGCAATGTATTGGTTAGCAATATCAGTTTGTGTTTTAGATACACAGGTTACTGATGATGTACGCATCATAAATTTATTACCAGGATCTACGCTAAACATAAACGGTGCTAGTCCTAGTCCTTTTTCTTGCATTACTAAAACCATTGGCTTTTTTAGTGTATAATATTCACTATCTTCTCCATCCATTCGAGCTACAATTTCTTCACCCGATGATAATTTTAAGCTGATAGTATCGCCTACTTTGTATGGTGTTTCAATTAACATTATATTGTATGTCCTGTTCCGGTATAGTTTGTGTTTTCAATATAATCTACCATTTGTTCGTATCCACCTACTTTATTTCCTCCTATGATAATTTGCGGGAAAGTTCTTGCTGTTGGAAAAGTTTCAAAAACTTCTTCTCTTGTAAAGTCTTTGCCTAGTTCTTTATATTCGTATTTGTATTGTCTTGATTCACATAGTGCTTTTGCCTTCATGCAACTTGGACATGCAGGCTTACCCCATATTGTTATCATAAACTAAATCCTTTCAATGAGTCGTTGTTTACATCTTGTTTAATGCCACCAATGATATAACTTTCGACTTCAGTCTCTTGAGGTGCAACTTGCAATCCTGAGCTTGACAGCCAATGTTGTGTCCATGGTAGCGGGTTAGTATTCACTGGTTGATCAAATATAGCTTGCAAACCTAGTGCCTTAAGCCTACGATTGGCAATATATTCTACATACCTATGAAGTAGTTGTGTGTTAAGACCGATCATCGATCCGTCTTTGAACAGATACTCTGCCCAATCCTTTTCTTCTGCAACACACTCACGCCATAGATCGTAAACTTCTTGTTCACACTCTTTTGCAATCTTCTTCATCTCTGGATCGTCTTTGCCTTGTGCCCAAAGTTTAAGAATGTGTGTGCTTAGTGCCAAGTGTTGAGCTTCGTCACGTGCAATTAATGAAATAATCTTTGCACTGCCTTCCATTAACTTGAGTTCGCCAAAGCCAAAAGTACAAGCAAAACTTACATAAAAACGTAAGCCTTCAAGAATGTTAACAGTCTGCATTGCAAGATACAACTTCTTCTTAACGTCTCGCATGTTACCTTCATTGCGATGAGTGTAGGCATCTGCCGCTTCAGTAAATGCATCGTAGTGCTTAGTTACACTTTCTGCACGAGCAATAATCTTTTCGTCATCTAAAATAGTGTCAAATACTTCTGACGGGTCAGCATACACATTCTTCATAATATGTGTGTAGCTACGTGAGTGGATTGTTTCAAAGAAGTCCCAAGTAACAATACAGCCTTCTAGTTCGGGAAGTGAAACGTGCGGCAAAAATGCTAGACACGGACCACGTCCTTGGACACTGTCAAGTAGTGTTTGGTATTTTAAATTGCTTGTAAAAATATGCTTTTGTTCTGGTCGGAAATTAGCAAAGTCAGCTCTATCTTTTTGTAGACTTACTTCTTCAGGTCGCCAAAAATAACCAAGCATTGTTTGGTTAAGTTTATCAAACACAGGAAACTTAAACGTGTCGTAACGCTGTGTGTTTTGGTCTGCTCCAAAAAACATATTCTGTTTAGTGAAGTCTACTTTTTCTTTGTTAAAAACTGTTTTTGCCATGTCTCTCTTCCTTTATCTATTTTTATAGTGTAACATCATCAAAGCCCTGTGTCAACTATATATTGCATGCCTCGCAATAATCATCATATTCTTCATCTGTTCCGTTAAACTCTGTACGCTCAACTGGTTTTTCTTTTACATTATCGTGCCAACCTAAAGAATGTGCTGGTTCGTCGTCGTCTGTTTTATAATCATATGTGTTCTGGTAGTAACTAGTCTTCCAACCAAACTTATATGTATTTAATAAGTCTTGCATCATAACACTCATTGGAACTTCATTGTTTTCAAAGTGTGTTGGATTGTAACTCCAGTTGCCACTAATGGCTTGATCGAAAAACTTTTGCATTACTGCTACTACATTAATATATCCTTCGTTGCTAGGCATATCCCATAATAGTGTGTAATGATTCTTTAGTGTGTTGTACTGTGGAACAATCTGCTTAAGAGGCCCTTTCTTTGACTTCTTAACGGACAAGTAGCCTCTAGGAGGTTCGATTCCATTTGTTGCGTTCGACACAACGGAACTGCTCTCTGAAGGCATTTGTGCGGACAAAGTGCTGTGCCTAAGCCCGTGTTTTTGTATGTCAGCCCTAAGAGTCTTCCAATCATAGTTTAATTTATTCTTCACAATCGTATCAACATCATTTTTATATGTGTCGATAGGAAGAATACCTTCGCTGTATTTAGTACGGTCAAAGTAATCACATGCACCTCGTTCTTGAGCTAATTTATTACTTGCTTTTAACAAGTAGTACTGGAATGCTTCACTTAGATCGTGTACAAGTTTCCATGCTTCTTTATCTTCGTACTTTACATGATTCTTTGCAAGATAATGTGCTAGTCCTATATAGCCAACTCCAAGAGAACGTCTTGCTTTTGTACTAATCTCAGCCGCCTTAATAGGATACTTTTGGTAATCAATAATTTCATCTAAAGCTCTAACAGCTAGTTCACATAATTCTTCTAGATCATCTATATCTTTTAATATACCAACATTAATAGCACTAAGGATACACAAAGCAATTTCGCCTTCGTCGTCATCAATATGATTAAGTGGCTTTGTTGGCAGTGTAATCTCTTGACACAAGTTACTCATGTAGACTGTGTCTTTGAATGAACTATGTGTATTACAGTGATCAACATTCATAATATAAATGCGTCCTGTTTCTGCACGTTCTTTAATCAACGCACTAAACAACTCCATTGCTGGAATAGACTTTTTCTTAATGCTTGTAGCACGTTCGTACTTTTCATATAGCTCTTGGAATACTGCTGGGTCACCAAAGTATGCTTCATACAAACCTGGCACATCGTGTGGCGAGAATAAAGTTATGTCTCCACCAGATAACAATCTTTCATACATAGTTTTATTGAGTTGAATTGAATAGTCTAGTTTACGTACTCTGTTGTCCTCTGTACCTTTGTTGTTCTTTAGTACAAGGATGTCTTCAATTTCTTGATGCCAAAACGGGAAGTGTGTTGTAGCACTACCGCCACGTACACCATTCTGCGTACAACATCTAACAGTTGCTTCAAACTTTTTAAGGAAAGGAATAATACCTGTGTGTGCTACTTCTCCGCCTCTGATTTTTGCATTGACGCCTCTGATACGTCCT